AGTACTTGTATTAGCTTGAGCACTACCAGTAAAATTAAAATTAATACCGTTTACATTATAAGAACTAGATCCTACAAGAGCATAACTAGCTGAAAATGGGGTAATACCTAATGTAGCCGAAGCAGTAGTAAATCCTAAACCACTAGCTATACCTAAAGTTCCAGAGGCATTGGCATCAAATGAAGTAGCGGAAGCAAATGATCCTGAGACTACTCTAGCTACTATTAAGCTTTGGCCGCCTTGTTGAAAATAGTTATATGCTGCAATTGAAGTTAAGTAGCTATATTCTTGGCCACCACTTAGAAAAGTACCGCCAAATTTATTTAGATAATCTGAGTAAGTGGTAACTACTGTAGGGATTTCTACAGGGCCTTTTACGGTTGGGCCAATGATTGAGGCTCCAACAGTTACGGGTTGCTGTGTAACGAATGAATTATCATTCTCTCTAGCTAATACCCCAGGTGAAATTAAAGTTTCTGCCATTTTATAGTTGTATTTTTAATTTTATTATAAATATATGAAATTTTATCAAAAATCTTTATAAAACCCTTAAATACAACTAAAAGTTTAAAAACTTTATTCTATGGTTATTTCACCTGTTTCTAAATCAAGATTACCACTTCCGTATTTTTCAGTTAATTTAGCCCCTAAATCAGCACTAGTTTTTTCTAGTTCAACTATTTGTGATTTTAAAGTAGCTTTGTTACTCTCTAATAAAGTAATTCTATATTCGAGTGAACCTAGCCCAGTTAAAATATCATTTTGTTGATTTTGAAGATCTCTTAGTGATTGTAATTCTTCTTGTGTTAAAACTTTTGTTTCCATATGTGTATAAATATTTAGTTATTTGTCTAAAAAAATCTCGTTAACGTAACCTTCTTCATTATCCCTGCGGCAAGGAACTTCCCAAGGATATGTATCTTTTTGATTATATACCCAATCTTCTACTCCTAATTCTTCAAATCGTTTAGCAATAGCTTCATTATAGTGTTCCATAATAGTTCTTACTCTACGTTGAATATCAGCTCTAGCTATATCGTGAGAATTTTGTTCGTCACCTTTAAAGTGTAAAAACTGAATGTATCCTAGTTTAGGGATTTTAACCATTTTTGTATGGAGAAAGGTTCTAATGATTAATTCATAATCATCTGCTATAGATAATTCTCGGTTATGACCTCCTATAGCAAAATATGTTTCTCTTCTCCAAGCTCTAACATGATTAGGAATTCCTACTATATGGCGGATTGTTTTAGGATTAATGTTGCAAGTAACAGCTACATCCCATAGATGATTTTTATATTGTACCTTTTCATATTTACCATAACCCATAGCAAAACCTTCTCCATAGGATAAAGACTGAAACCATTGGTTTACTTCTACAGAATCATTATAAAAGAAACCAGCATCAGGAAATGCTTGACTTGCATTATACAAATCCATAGTACAGTTATCTGTTAATAAATCATCATGATCTAATTCTGCTAACAAATAACCACGACATAGACTAGCCGCTCTATATTTAGCTTCGCCTATTATTCCACCACTTTTTTCTTCAAAACTATAAACTCTAACTCGAGGATCAATTGATGCTATATTTTTAATAATTTGTAAAGTTTTACCTCCATCATTTGAATCATCTACAATAACCCATTCCCAATCAAGATAAGTTTGAGCTTTTAGGGACATATAAGTATCATAAATTTTTACTCCAGTATTATATGAAGGGGTAAAATATGAAATCATTTTAGAATTATCATTAGTTAGCATTTGGTGCATAGCACAATAATAAGCATTATGTCCAGTTATATCATTAACTTCTGTTCCATTAAACCAACGTTTCCTTACATCATATATATTATTATGTAAATTGGGGAATTGAGAATCACTTTCACCAATAGTTACAATAGAATCGGGGCGGAATGAAGATATAATTTCATTAACATTATCATCATTAGAAAGATATTTAACATCTAATGAAGTATCTTCAAAATTTTTATTATGTATAGATTCAAGATGGGGGTTACCAGGTCCTATATAAAGTACTTTAGGAACTTTTGCTTTTTTAGATGCTTTAGGTTTATCTTTTTTAGTTTCAGAAAGTAAACTAATAACTTTAGTTTTTTTACTATTAGTTTTTAAACCATGATACACTCCCTGTTCTTTAGGGTTTCTATCTAAAATACTATATTGTTCAATAAAATTAAATCCCCACTCTTTAAGTTTAGTTTCACACATCTCACGAGTAGGTATATCGTGGTATTCAAAAGCAATTTCTTCTACACACTCCATTTCTTTTTTAGTAATAGATAAGAAGTTTATTTCAGCACCTTCAATATCACATTTAATAACTTGAGGTTTAAATTCAAGAAGTTTTCTAATATGATCCGGGCTATTTAACCATAATTCGAATACTTCGTAACGAGGATCGTTTTTATAAACAACGTTATATTTTTTTACTTCAGCAGGATCACCATCAAATCCTATCACTTGGGCTGCTCCGTTTTCAATAAACCACTCAGCAGAACTAAGCATTCCTGGGTTATAATAAGCTTCATAAAATGAACATCCCATGTCCATTACAAGTTTGTCTTTTACATCTAAAAATGACCAATGATGTTTTGGGTCTTCAGTAGGAATATTTTTCATAAATTAATTATTAGGATTTTGTAAAGCTACACTATGTAAATATTCAGGATATTTACCAGTATCGTTATATAAATTAGTGTTAATTAAAAATACTAAATTAGGAAAAGGACATTTTCTTGTTGGATGCATTAATAAAGTAGTTACTTGTAACATTTTATCATATTCTCCTAGTAAGTTATAACTTTCGGCTAACCCAATCAAGTGTTCATTACGTAAGGGACAAAATTCTTCAGCTTTAGAGTAATAAAATATAGCTTTATTAATATTCCCTAAAAACTTATAAGCTCTAGCTATACCACACATACTGTAATAACACATTTCATCCATATGTTTAGCACGTCCTGTATTTTTAAAGTCATGAACTTGATTAACAAATTCTTCAAAATAAAAAATACATCTACGTGCAAATTCTTCTGAATGGGCTCGGCCTAATGGAAAAAAATCTCCCTCATAAGTGTCTTCATAACTTTTTCCTATATAGAAGAAATGATATCTATTTTCAAGTAAAGTATTTTCACGAATTAAACGTTCTTCAAATACAAGAGCGTCTGTTAAAAACTTAGTAGGTACACTCCAACTTTGACCTGTATTATGACCTACTTGTCTAAATCCTCTTGGTAAAGCTACTCGTTGAAATGCTTGTTTATCTTCAAGATAATCTACATCTAAATAAATAGTTTCATGAGCTGTATCGTGATTAAATTTCCAAGGTAATTTAGCATTCCAAATCCATGTTCTATAATAGATTATACTACCACCTACAGCAGTAACGTCAAAGCTTTGAATATCTGTACTCCAAAATATACTCCAATCAAATCCATCAGGATCAATCATATTTGTAGTATCTACTTCAAGAGTTTCGTCACAGTCCATTTTTAAGATCCAATCACACCCGTGATCAGTATCTAAACATTTTTGAAGTAAATGGTCTCGGTTCCATCCGAATCCAACCCATCCTTCTTCAACTTTATATATAAATCCGGGGATGTCTTTATCTTTAAAAAATTCATTTACTATTTCAGGAGTTCCATCAGTAGATCCATTATCTTGTAAAACCCAAAAATCAATATATTTGTAACAAGACTCTAACATTTGTTTAATATTATGAGCTTCGTTCTTAAACATCGAAATCATTACGATATGAGTACGTGCTGGGTCTGGATCTTTATGTCTTCTTAAAGCATTGTAATAACAAAGATTTTGATCAAGTTTTAAAATATTACTTTTACATAGTTTAGCAGCTTTATTAGCATAATCGCCATCAGCTTCATAATGTGATTTATATCTAAGAGATTTAACAGCTCCCCATCTCATCATATATTGAGCCGTATCAACTCTGTCTTTTGCTAAATTATCAGTAGCTGGGAAACGAGTAATATTATCATAAAAACATTGCCCCCAGTTAATCATATTAGCTCCGGATTTTAATTGGTGTTTTACACTTTCATACCAATCAGGATGTATAATATTATCATCATCTAAAATATAAAACCAATCATTATCTTTCATCTTTAGAGTATCTAAAGCATAGTTACGATTCGGATTTCCTGAATCCCCTGTAAATGGAGATTTTAAATTAATAGCACCTTCAATATGGTACTCGTGTTTAAGAGATGAATCATAAACAATAACCCACTGACATTCAGAAGGGATTGTGGTTTTTATTTTTTCTAAATTAAGAGGTCGACGACAGGGAGTAATAATGTAAATCATGCAAAAGATTTATTTAAATAATTAATATGGTTTTGGGTTTTAGATATTAAATCTTCACGAGAAAAATTTAAATCATATACGTAATGATTTAAACCACTATCATAAAAACTATAAGCTTTATGGGGTTTTGAACAAACCCATAATTCATTAAGATAATTTTTATAATAAACATTTTGGTCTAAAAAAGTAGGATCTAACTGTCCTATATAGTTTGAATTAGCCCACCAAAATCCTCCTTGAAAATGGGGGGAATAAAATCTTTTTATTTTATCTTTAAATTTAAGATCTTTTGTTTCATCTGCCTCTGCAAAACTCCAATCAAAACCTTGAGGATAAAAAACAGCCATTTCGTTATATTCATTTCCAACGCAATCATAATGATTTAATAATTCAGTACATTCTTTCCAGTGGTCTAAAGAAAAAAACTCTAAATAATCTCTATAAGCTAATTTATTATCAGATTCGGGTTGGTTTTCATAAGAAACTCCTAATGAATGAAAAAATAATACTTTATAATCAGGGTTAAGATGGCAAAAATTCCATATATGCTTGTGAAATTTCATTACATTTAATCCTTTAGGTTGTAAGTACATTACATCTCTAACCTTAGAAGGAAGACTAGGAAGAGGTTTATAACCTCCCCCAACCATAATGTCTATAAATTCTATTTGGTCATATAATCCACTGGAGGTTAATCTATTAATTTGTTTTGTATAAAACTCATCTTCCCACCAATTTCTTATTTGAGCTATTATATAAAAAATAGCTATTTTATCCTTCATAATTTTTCAAAATATCCACCAATATCAAATGCAGTATTCATATTAATAGAACCTTTAGAATTAGGAGTAAATTTATTAGGGTCTACTAATCTAAAATCTACAGAAACACGAGTATCGTTACTTTCATTGTTTTTATTCCCGTGATAAAGATTAGCTCCACTAAATACCAATACCTCGCCATAATTTACAAGATATGGCTTATAATCGCCTTTATCCTCGGAACTTTCCGTCCATATTGAATTGAATACATTAGTATTTACAAAAGGCATCCAGAAATTTACTTCAGTAGCACTATGTTCATAAGTTTTATCTTTATGCCATTCTCCTACAGCAACATTACCGTCTCCTAATTGAACTCTAAAAGTAGGAATTTGTTGGTATATGATTTCTTTGTATTCAAATCTTTCTTTAATTTCTTTTACTAATTTTAAATAAGTAGAAGAAAATTCAGTTTGAAATTTATCATAATATTTTTTATGCCATTTAGTTTTTTGATCTTGTTCGCGAGATAATAAACCATAATTTTCTAAAAGATGAAGATCTTCTAAACGATTATTATTAATTTCAAGCATATTAGATACAATTTCTCTAAAA